CCCCCCTCGGTTCCGTCGCTGTAGCCGTAAAAGCCGCCGCTGTTGCCGACGGTAAGAGTGCCGCCTGTTGCAGCTTTTGGGGCGCCATATATCAATAGTCTTCTGTTAATCATCGTCGCGCCGCTCCACGTATTCGCTCGGCCTGTCACATGTGCCTTTGACATTGCAGCACCCGCAAATAAAGCCGCCCTCTGGACCGTAATACTTGCAGGCATGGCACCAGCCGACGTATTTAATCTTAAACACATTCACCACTCCCAGTTGTCAATTATCGCTTTACAACTCAAAATCGCCCATTATCTCTAGATATCTTCAAATATCGCCCGATTTTAAAGATATTCGGCAGATTGCTTTACTTTTTAAAGGTTTCTGTTTCCAGTAGATGGGCGATACCGTAAATCACTACAGCCGCAGCTGTTATAAAAAATATGTCCATCATGCACCTATTATACCAAAAATGGCCTATTTTGACATCTCGAAAATTGAAAATGTCAAAATAGGCCATTTTTACCATTTCATCTACATAGATAATTTTGAGGTATTTATGCATAATTTCCTGGACTTTTACCAGCAAATTATGCACACAGCTTAAACAGGGCCGCCAGAGGTTCCCGAACCTGTATCTACGCCAGTGTGCCTGTGCGTACCAAATTCAATGCCGCCAATAGAAGCGCCCGTTGTTACATCAAGACGCTGCTGTGCCTTGATATTGCCCTGTACGGTCAAGTTGCCCGTAATGGTAGTATTACTATCTATCAGGGTGTTAGCCGTGCTCACAGTGACTTGTGACGGTCCTGTGATGTTGATATTGCCGTCCGGAAGGACTTGAATATAACAGCTTGGCGTTTTGTTCAGGAAGCCGCCAACGTAAAAGCCATCAGAGATATCAAACATCCGGAATGTACCCGGCTGCACCGGCTCGGTGATACCTACATCGACGTTAGAAACATCCTGCTTGGCGAATACTGCGAGGCCGATATCTCCAACAACCGGGTCGCAAATCACTGCCGCCGCGCCGCCCTGAATGCGCAGATACGGCAGGCTGTACATCTGCGCTGGCTGTATGACGTTGTTTTCCGCGTCCATAGAACAAGTTAAGGGCAAGACGTCAACTCGCCCTGTGGGGGCAATTCCGCCCGCCTCAACGGCCTTTACAATAACCGGGAGTGCCGTGTAAAGGTTGCCGCCCATAAACGACCGAATAAAGTAATCCAGCTGGTTATATTCCGAATTCCCGGAATACGGCGTCCGGGTCGATTGTACAGCGGTCGGGTTACGCTGCTGCTTAACTGGCGTAGTTGGCATGTCTCCTCACCTCTCTAGCTATACTGATTGTTCTGAACGAATACGGCTGAAAAAGTGCTGTTCCATGCCGCTGTAGCGCTGGTATAAGCTTCGAGATTGTGCGTAACCTTCGTTACTTTCCATATCCCCGACGCTTTGGGCACCTCGCTGCGCACGTCTATCAGGCCGCCGATGTCGATGTTGTTGTCAAAGATAGACGACCACTCTAAGCCGTCCTGCGTGAAAGACGGGTAGCCGCGGCCGCCGGTTTCGGCAGAGATAACAACGGCGTTGCCCGTCTTGTTCGCCCCGCTCGGAATGGTTGTAACTGTGCCGTTTTCAATGAATACCTCGCAGTCAATCATTCTGGCCAGCTTGTATATCTTCTGAATCGGGCTGCCGTTTATCGTGGTATTCGATATCTGGCCAGATACGCCCTGATTTTGATAAACGTACTCTGCTTCTGTGGCGAACTGCTGGAACAGTGATGTAACGTCCGCCCGGCCCTTTATTCCTGTCGGTTTAGAAGGCAGCAGGGCGGCATAAATCCCGCTGGCCGCGCTGACGCGAAACTTAACATCAGGTGTGCCTGTGTAGTCCGCCCATGCAAGTGTAAACTCGCCTTCAAAGCATTTAACCATATTCCCGCCGTTGGGACCGACTTCGACAAGAATTAAATTCTTCTGTGACTGCTGTGGCATAAAGCCTAAAGTAGTGGCGGTGGCCATTACGTCCGGCGGCAGGCCTGCTATCCATAAATCAAGCGTCGTTTTGTCGTCGCCGCCCGGTTTAACAATCGTCGCCCCGGTGGCCAGTCCCTCAATGGTGATAGTGTTGTTACCGCCTGCAAACGTCCCCTGCCGAAGCGTGATTGTTGTCCTGATTGATTTTTGCGTAAAGCTGCCCATTTATGCAATCTCACTTTCTAGAATGTAAACCAGCTTGTAGCGTGTACCTATCTTTTCCAGCTCAATCTGACTGCCGTGTCCGTCTGCGTCGACAAACATCAGATTGCCGCTGAAATTTACTTTTGGCTGTTGTATAATCCATTGACTACTCATGCAGATAGCGCCACGGCAGACTATATCAGTACCGACGTCGATATCAGCAAACAGCCAGCCATAACGCCAGTATAGCCGTATTTGACAAATCTGGCCGCCAAGAGTAACGCTGAACTTCTGGTCAGGTATGGCAGAAAGCGGAATAACCTTGTATCTGCTGTTATCAGGATTAGAATTAAGCGCCATATCTTCACCGCCTTACCATGATTTTACAATAGCCCCAATGTCATAAAGCGTACTTGTTAGCTCGTCGTTACCTTCTTCGGTGTTCTTGCTGCCCGTGTTCTGCGTCGACGTGTCACTAGGATTTTCTGCGTCGCTGGTAGTAATCGCACCGCCCCCGGAGCTTACCACAACATCAGAGTAGCTGCTTTCAACCTCGCGGACTTCAATTAAAGCAAGGTCTACAATAAGCTGGCTCGTAGCGCCGTTTTCCTCAAATTTATACTCATAACTCAACAAGTTCAGGTTTTTGTATTCGCGCAGCGGCGTGACGATTGAAAACGTCTCTGTGCTGGTCCGCAACGCTTCCAGCGTGTCCAGTACCTTCTGCAAGTCGGCAGGGCTTTTGCTGGACTTGGCCAGCGTAACCGTGCCTTCAAAGGGCATTATTGTCTTGTTGTAGGCGACAAAATAGCCCTTTTCTACGGGGTCATAGGTAACATTGCTGTCACCTTTAAGCCGCCAGCCAAGAAAAGACGAAAAGTCAGTTAAGGTAGTACCGCGGGTATCCGCAAGCAGCCAGTTTGACCATTCGTTTTTTAGAAAGTCAAGTATCTTAACTGTCATTTAGTCGTTCCCCCTTGTCCCGGTGGCAGTGCCCCAATACAGGCCGCTGCTTTTGTTGATGCCTTTGCCCATGTCGGCGGCTATGCCGTCTGCATTAGTCGCTTGGGTAAAGATATCAATTTTGCCGATTTCAAGCGTCTTGTTGCCGCCAGCTCCGGCCCCTGTCAGCTGCGGCGTGATAGGTGTGAAGAACTGCTCATAGCGGCCGCCCAGAAACTCTTTGATACCGTCCAGCGAGGGCAGGTTGTCAATAATCTTTTTCAGCGTGTTCCATGCGTTTTCAAGCGGCGTAATAAAGTAGTCGTTGATAAAGCCGCCTATAGCTTTAAACGCCTGCGCTGCCGCTACACCAAGCCCGGCCACAAGCACAAGTACGGAATGCAGTATCATCCACAGGCCTTTTAGTATGGCCTTTAAGACTTCCCACGCTATTTGCGCAGCAGTCTTTAAGAAGTCCCATGAGCCCTCAATGGCCGCCATTACTTCCTCGCCCGTGCCTAGCGTTTTCCATAGGTCCTCAAACTGGCTCTTACCGCCCTTGGCGTAGACATATAAGTCCTCTAGTATCAGGATAAGCCCGACAATGGCGGCGATAATCCACGTTATGGGATTAGTCATAATAGCGACAAAAAGGCTCCACAGAGACGGCAGGACTGCGACGCCAATAACCAGTGCAATACCGGCCAGCGCGCTTTCAAGCGCAAGGCTGTGTTTTTGCATAAAGACAAAAGCCGACGTCATCGCTTTAGCCGCTTCCGTCAGAACTGGCGCGAACATCCGCATAACAGGCAGGAAAGACATATTCAGGCTTCTTGTCAGTCTGTCCATAGCGTCATTATAGTTGGCGGCGATAACGGTGTCCTCTTTCTGGAATACGCCCAGTTCTCGTTCATATCTGATAAGGTCCTGCATACCTTTTTTGCCCATCTGTAGCAGGCCTATCGTACCTTCATCCAGCTGCAAGCGTTTCAGCATACCGCTGGAAGTCGCCTTGTCCATGCCCTCAACAGCTCCGGCGACGTCGGTCAATACGTCGAACACGTCGCGGGCCTTACCGGTGGCGTCAAGTGTGGCAACGCCCATGCTTTCAAAAAAGGGCAGTAGGCGGCTTTTTCCGGTTACAGCAATTCTTTGCAGCTCGGCGCCTAGTCGTTCGGCCGTACCATAGAACGCCTGAACGCTGCCGCCAGCAAGTTTAGACGCCACGGCCCATGATTGCAGTTTCGGCGCGTCTGCGCCTATGCGGTCAGCTATCTTGCCAAGTTCGTCAGCAACAGCCGTCAGGTTTTTAACCTCTGACATTATGAGGCCGACAGAAGCAAGCGCGCCAAACTTTGCCATCGCGCCCGCCTTTATCCGGTCAGCAAAGCTGCTAACTTTGCTTTCAGCCTGCTTTAGTCCTTTAGTTAGGCCAGTATTATCCATTTTAACGGCTATCAGCAGCGAATCGATTATGTTAGCCATAGTATCCCGCCTTTACTTCAATTCTTGGACTTGGCTTTTTTCTCCATGTCCTTGTACATCAGGTTTTCGTTAATATTGTTGATATAGATTATCTCGCACATATCCAGCAGGTCCTCATAGCTGTAGTAGGTTTCAAGCTCTTTGAGGGTCGCAAAGCGCTGCGATATCACCAGCGCGGTCATGTTAGATACGTTTACGTATTTTTTGAGAAAACTATATCGGCCGGCTTGCCCGTCGTATTCGTCGGGGACTGGCCGGCGGCTAGAAAAAAATCAAAATTTAATTTAAACGCTTCAACGCGCAGCTTCCACAGCACCCGGAAGTCTTCAATAAATCCGTCTACCAGTTCGGGTGTGCAGGGTGTTTTGACGCCGCTTGTCGGCACATAAGAGCAGCAGGCAAGCAAATCGTCAAGCACTTTTTCTGCGTCGTCTACGTCAAGCTTTCCAAGTGATGTAATTATACTGCCAAAGTCTAAGTCTTCTAGTTTTAATTCGGTGATAGGTTTCCCGTCAGGGACATTAATAGAAGTAGCAAAGCCGCCGTGAAGCAAGAGGGATAACGCCCGCATAAACCAGCGCTCTTGCTTCTTGGCGGAAAATTGTGTAATCTCAAATTGAAGGTCGCGCCCCTGTCTTTCATCTCTCACCATAACAGTAATTGTTTTTCTCATTTTTCTTCTCCCTTATAGCTCCATTAGATACATTTTTCAAAATCAAACGCGAACGTTACAGGGTCTAATACCTGTTTTAAGTCCGGCAGTCTCTTTGCCGTGGTCAGATAGCCGTTGACATAAGTGTATGTCTTGGGCATAGACTTGATGTTGATAATCAAACTGACTTCGAAGGGTGTCATTTGATTTTCGGACGCCGCAATCAGCGCTTGGAAATACGGCAGTGACGGGCTAGACGGTTCAATTGTGATATGCACCGTCTTTTTAGACGGAGTATAACCAGCACTCAACTTGCCGTCGACGCCCATTCTGGTAACGGCTAGAGTTTCCTCGTCTTGGTTGATTGCTTGGTCAGTAGCGAATCCCTCAACAGCAAAGCCGACGGGGAAAAGGTCATTTACAATCATAACCGCCGTAGCGTTAGCAGATGTGATGTTGCTGCTCATAGTCTAGTTTCCCCCTTTATACTACCGCTGTGAGCGGGAATTCAATTTTATTGACGCTGCCGCCATAGGTGTACCATACAGAGATGTTTGGCGTTCCTCTGGTTGCCCTTACTTCCGGCGCCGGGTCAGTTACTCTGATAACAAAACCGTTGGTATACAGCTCGGTGCTGATGTCCTCGCCTGCCTCTTGATACAGCTGCGCTTTTTGCGCTTCGGACAGGCTAACACCGGGGTCGATTACGCCATTTGTGAGCGCTCTGTTAATCGGGTCTGTCAGCCATGCTTTAATCATGGTATAGCCACGGTCTACATATGGCAGGCGTTGAGTTTGCTGCATACCGTTCAGGCAGGCAGTCTGCATAACGTTTTGCAGCCAAATCATATTGATGTAAACATCAACGAAGCCATAGCTGCCGCCACTCATAGCGCCGTTGTAGAAGATATTAAACTGCTCACTTCTGGACGCATAACGACCGTAGAAGTTGACTTTGTTGTCCAGCAGGCTTGCCTGTGTCTGGTCGTCGGTACAGGTCGGAGCAAGTCCACTCTGTGTCTTGAACGCCCAAGAGATAGCACCCTGTTCACGGTTCCAGTCGATAGAAGCCGCGCAGCTCATAACGAACACAGATACCTCGCCATTGTCATAGGTATTAATAGTGCCCTCGTAATCGTTGAAAGCCAGCTGGCCGGGCAGAGACTCTGCACCGCCGGCTACTTGGCCAGCGTCCATGCTGTATGCGCAATACAGGAACTTGTTCAAGTTGCTGTTACTCCACGCTGCCAGCTCTAAAGCTTCTTCTGTGCTCGCTTGGTATACAGTAGTGAAGCTTACCCAGTTTTCAGACTGTTTGACAGCTGCGCTCATAGTTTGGGTAGGTGTCATTGCCGCCGTACCTTGACTTACCACAGCGCCAACAGCGGCGGTCAAGCCCAACGCAGTAGCTACGTCGGTTCCCAAAGCTTCTACATCGGTCCCGTCGGTCGCATAGGTCACGCTGGAATCATTGCCCGTAGTATTGGAGACAATGCGATAATTTTTCTGATCGGTGTTGAAAGTGACTGTTGTCCCGGTTACTTTTGCCTGAATCAAAGCCGCGATATCGCTTTGAGTTTTAGCACGGGAAAAGTCCAGTCCGGTTACGGTTATCGGCGTACCGTCTACAGAGATAGTAAATCCGCCCTCTGTGATTTTTTGCAGGTCGGTTACTCCCAGTGCTTGGCTGCCTATTAAGGCGCCTGCGATAGCTTCATCCGCACGGCGGAAGAAATAAAGCGTGTTAGGTTTCTTGCTGCTGTTCGTGAAGCCTAAGAAGTAAATAACCGCAAGACGATACTCGTCGCTGTCATAGCCGAAGTATTCGCCTACTGCCTGCTGGCCAGTAAAGCCCATAAGCAGCGGATACGGCATGATAGCGTTTTTAGTAAGCAGAACGCCAGCAAGTTCTAACTCTGTGGAACCAGAAGAAATAACGCGCGGCGTGATGTTTACAAGTCTACTTGCAGGAATAGCCATTTATTAGATACCCCCTTTAATTAGTTTGTTGGCGGGTGATGTACGTCAACGTTTTCCAATCTAGTCACACTTGCCCGCTCGAAGTATTCGACTTCGATAGAATATGTTGACCACATAGACAAGTGCAGTTTGACTTGGAAGCGGTTGATAAACTGATTAGTGTCGTCTACGTAAGGCAGATACACCATGTTTTCAGCGTACAAAAGGCCAATGTCATAGTTGTTATGAAAAAAATCGGCCGCATAGGCGCTACGGCTCAAGGTTTCTAGTCCTTCGGCCCTGCTCCGTGAACGGTCGATATCGGTATCGCAAAAATCAACAGTTACAACGTATTCCCGTAAAGTGGCCGTGATAACGTTACCTTCCGGGGTAACTTGGCTTTCACCTGTGTTTGTCCCTATACGGCGCGTCTGGCTCAAGTAAAACAATGTGTGCTCCCGTTCATCGCCGGGTAGCGCCATGTTGTTCTGGTTACCCTCAAACACGCGCTGCGGGTCAAGCGTCGGCCGCATGTACTTTAACAGAAACTCGGTAACTGCGACGTTTATTTTTTTTTCTACATCAGATACAGGCATTTAGTTTCCCTCGCCTTCGTCGGGTTCTTCCGGGTCAGGCTCTGGCTCCGGCGCTGGCCGTGTTTGTAGTACCGGCGGCGTCACAAGTTGGGTGATTTCAAAATTCGCCCACCCTGCATGTGCTGACCAGTCTTCAAGCACTTTGGAGATGTGCCAGTAGGTCCCATCTTCGCGCTGGATGATATCACCTGTCCTACATAGCGGCACCCGCGATATACCGTCTACGGGCAACAGTTGACTACTGTCAATAAACATCTGCTCTGTATGCGGCATATCGGGCACGTTTTCGCTATGATCAAGGGAGTTTTCAGCGTTCGGCTGAATTTGCGCTGCTATCGTAATCGGCTCTTTATAGTACGGCGTCACTCTCCCATACGCCACAGCCTGCCCGTCAGACTGATAAAGAGTAACTGTCTCGTCCGGGTGTACCGACGTTATTGAACCTCTCACTATAGCATGTAAATTCATCCCTAACATCTGCTATTCTCCTTTTTATTTTTCGTTGGCAATCTGCCAGCTAACAGCATTAATCATTGTTGATGTGTCAATAAGTGCCCGTTCCGGGTTACTTACCCCTAAAGACTTCCCGTTCTTCATCTTCCGGCGTTTAGCCGCTATCGTAGCAGGCTTGTTAAGCCGGGGCTCTCCCGGCGGCCAGTTGCGAATAGTCATTTGCAAATCGGTACGCGCCGACGGTCCAAGTGCCCGCAAGGCTCGGACAAATATGTCCTGTTCGATGATGTGCCCCTTGAAAATTCTTTCAAGGAAGCCCAGCCAGTCCTTACTTTTTTCCTCGACGGTCTTTTGCATAAAAGGCCGTTCAGGGACGCCGCCAAGGCCCACATTTTGAATGTAAGCGATGTACGCTACACTTTTCCCGTCCGGGTACGTTGACCCCTCTGGAAAGCCTATTTCCAGCTGCGGGTTTTGCTTTGCCAGCTGGCCGACAACTCTTTTAAAGTTGCCCAGCAATTCCCCGCTGCCGCCGCCAGCTTTTAACTCAACATGAAAGCCCATTGTACCAACGGCCCCCGCTGATATATTTTTGCATAAGCTGCCAAAGAAGGAAGCCGCATTGCGTCTGCGTGTACCAGTTTGGCCTCGCCAGCACGGCATACGAAACGGACACTTTACCTTCCGTCGCACTTGCCACGTTGCCTACTGCCAGCGGGCCGCGCATTTGCAATTCGGATAAATGACAGGTCATCAGTTCAAGGAGCTTTGCCCGCTCGTCGTAGTCTTGGACTGCCGAAGCGGGGCCATTGTTGATTAAATAAGTGGCGGTATCGAAATTGTTCTCAATTTGCGCGTCCGGCAAAGTGATAAACGGATACTTTGCTTTAAAGTCCTCAAGGTCGAATTCAACAATGTTG